CGAAGTATTATTTTTACGAAGTATTATTTTTACGAAGTATTATTTTTACGAAGTATTATTTTTACGAAGTATTATTTTTACGAAGTATTATTTTTACTCTTCATTTTCAAAACATTTTAATTTATTTAATATCATATTTTTTCTGGCACCAGATATTTTATTACTTGTTACTAATTGATCAAGAATAACTCTATGTTCTTGACAAGAAAGTTCGTAGTTAAGAGTTTTACTAAAGCTAAAGCTATATTTTTTATAAAAATCCATTAATTCTGAAACTTGACCATCCTTAAATATAAAATAAAAGTTGGAGTTACACAAGAATAAATATTCTATATGAAATTTACCATCTACTCCGTGATAAAAATGAGGAAGTATACCTCTTAATACAATGTCATGATTTTTAATCATATCATTAACCTTTTTCATTGGACCATAATTAGGTGTAACAACTTTTGGCTTAATTGTATAGATTAACTCGTCATGATTTATAATATATAATATCTCTCTGAAGAATTTTTCTGGTAATTTTACTACATTTTCTTTTATTTCATCAATTTCTGTTTCTTGTTCTTGATTTTCATATAAATCTTTGACTATTTTTGTATTAGATTCTTCAGACTGAATTCCTTCTTGTTCAGCTACATTTTGCTTAAGTTTAAGATATTTTTCTTTGTATTCAACATATTCTTCATAATAAGGACTGTCATTTTCATCGGTATTTAATAAAATATCATTTTCTTTATTAATTTTATTATTAGTCTCAAGTTCATCTTCTGCTAATAACTTTTCTTTCATTTCTTTCATCATAGATAATATTTCGACTTTTTCTCCTGTTTTTATATCGAAAAAATTATTATTTTTAATTTGATATAATTTACCTTTTAATGGAATAATTGTAAAACTTGCATCATTGTATCTATGAATATCATCAATTACGGTTGCCTCAAGTGAAGCAGTTATAACAGTATCATTTTCATCTACATATGATTCAACAGGTACTCTATATTTTAAAACACCATAGGGTGTAAATTGATACATATATTGATTAACAAGAAGTATATTCCTATAGGGCATATATCGTGGTATTATTTTTTCTATCTTTGAGAATACCATATAATTTTCAGGTTGATATTTAGTGATAAAACATTTAATTTGATCATAATTAATTTTATCTCTTATATTTTTTCTAAAAATTGGTAAGAGTTGTAAAAATCTCTTTCTATTTATAATACCTGCTACATCATTTGGGCCAATTTTTAGATTAGAAACACCACATTCTTTTAGTTTGTTTACTAATAGTTTTGCAATCTTTGGAAGACTTAATTTCTTTCCTTCCCATGTTGGATTAATATTTTTTACATCAACATCTTTGACATCAACATCTTTGACACCAACTTCTTCATCTATTATAGACTCTTCTTGATAACTATCTTTAATATTGTTTATTACATTTTCTTCAATTGTTGGCAATTGTTTTATTTTCTTAACTGTTAATTTTGGATCAAATATCTTATCACCTGATAAATATATATCACCACTTAGTATAGCCATATTTTCTTTAACTTTTTTATTTTTACATGTATTCTTACTTGACCAGTAGTTATAAATAATTATTGCGAAAACTATTGTTAATAAAATTAAATAATTTTTATTCATATATATATTTTTAGAAAAAGAATTTAAGTTAAATTAAAATATAGTAAACTTTTTTTACAAACCATATAGTTTAATTTAAATTTATATAATTTTTTACTACCTAATTTAATGATTAACTTAATTAAAATATTTATCATAACAATATGTTATAAATTATACTTAATCTTTAATTTTAGTTTTTTAATAAAAATAATTAATTACGTAGGGGGTCCATTGTTTATAAAAATATTCCAAAATTTTAATAATTTGAATCAAGTTATAACGAATGATACAATGTCTGGCTCTATTGGAAAAATATATAAAAATGATGATATAATTAAAAAAACATTACATCCAAATATAAAAAATAAATTAAGAGAATCAATTGAATTATTAAAATTGATTATTGAAGGAAACAATATCCCATTTCCTTTTTATTTTAATGAATATCAAAGAATTAATATGAATCAAGTTAACCTAAACTTGGAAAGAGATTATAGTGTAAGATTATCTAAAATATTTTCGGGTGTTACGAATGTTAGAATTATTAATATAATATCAAGTTCAGAAAATTACCATTATTCTAAATTTATAGATGGTTATTCGATTAATTCATTTTTAAATACACACCAAGAAAAATATAAAATGGAGATATTTAGATTATTATACTTGAGTTATTATTTAATGTTATCAAATAATTTATTTCATTGTGATTGGCATTTTGGAAATTTTCTTGTAAATCTTGATAATAATGATAATATTATTCTGTATATATTAGATACTGGATTAATGGGAGAATTAATAGATGAAAGCCATTATAATAAGTTAAAAATATTATTATCTACAAACCTATTATATCCTGAACCTATTAATATTATTAAATTCTTGTCATTTATCAATTTAAATTCTAATGGTAATATTACTAATTTTATTAAAAATAGTAAACAATTTATTAATGATGATACATCATATAAAAATAAAATTATAAAAATATTAGAAAGTGCCTCATATAATAATTTGAAATTTCCTATAGTAATATTATATATGATACAAACAATCATATTTATGGATAATATATTAGATAATACTAATTCATTAGTACAAAATGGGACACATAAGAATTTTTTAGAAATTAGTAAAAAATATGGGTTTTATAGAGAAATACAAAAAACTATATTATAATATTATGAAAATTTTCTTAGTAGGAGATATTGGAGCTTATAATAACATAACAAAAAAAGTATTTAAAAATATTCAAGAAAAACAAACAAAGAATGATACGCTTTTAATTCTAGGTGATAATTTCTATCCATATGGAATAACTAATGAGAAAGATTGGGCACAATATAACAAGTTAAATATTAAATTGAATACCTATTGTGTGTTAGGTAATCATGATTATTTAGGAGATGTCCAATCTCAAATAGATTACAAGTCAAATAACTGGTGTATGGAAGATCATTATTATAAAAAAACAATTGATAAATATGATATTTTTTTTATTGACACCAGTATTTTAACTCCAGATTATTCTAATATAAATTATAATATTGTTAAAAGCAAAATTAATAAAGAACCTTTGAAAGAATCCGCGGTAATTTTAAATTGGTTAACAGAAGAGCTTGAAAAATCAAATAATTATAAAATTGTTATTGGGCATTATCCAATTGTATCATTTGGTATGTATGGTTTAAATAAAAAATTATTTGAAACTCTATTTCATATATTTAAAAAATATGATGTTAAATGCTACATCTCGGGACATGATCATAATTTACAAATAATTGATGTAGCAACCAAAGAGTATTCGTTTAAACAGATTATATCAGGAGCTTCGTCGAGTCTTTATCCTATATTAAAAAACGTATCAGAAAAAGTTTTTTCTGAAAATGGATATGTATATATTGATACTTCTGATAATACTATAAATATAGTGAATATGGCTAATGAAGTTCTCTATCAGGATAAAATGCTTTAAATCTATTTGAATGAAGCATTGCTTAAAAAAATTGAAGAAAATATTTAAAGTTAAATAATCTTCAGTAGTAATGACAAAAAAAGCGATAGGAATTGACTTGGGAACTACATACTCTTGTGTGGCTGTATATCAGAATAGCACAGTAGATATTATTTCAAACGACCAAGGTAATAGAACAACACCTTCATATGTAGGTTTTAATGACAAAGAAAGACTTGTTGGCGATGCGGCTAAAAATTCTGCGGCTCAAAACCCAACCAACACGGTGTATGATGCTAAACGTTTAATTGGTCGTGAATTTAATGATCCACTTCTTCAGAAAGAAATGAAAACTCTATCTTATTCAGTAGTGAATGATGGTAATAAACCCAAGATTAAGGTAGAGTATATGGGAGATACAAAGAAATTTACTCCTGAAGAAATTTCAGCTATGATTCTTGGCGAAATGAGACAGGTTGCAAGTGCATATCTTGGAGAAGATATTGTAGATGCAGTGGTAACGGTACCTGCTTATTTCAATGATGCTCAAAGACAAGCAACCAAAGATGCAAGTGTTATTGCTGGTCTTAATGTTCTTAGAATTATTAATGAACCAACAGCAGCTGCTATTGCATACGGTCTTGATAAAAGTAATGAAGGTAAAGGTGAAAAGAATGTTCTTATTTTTGATCTTGGCGGTGGAACATTTGATGTTTCTCTTTTAACAATTGATGATGGTATTTTTGAAGTTAAGGCAACATCAGGTGATACTCATCTTGGTGGGTCTGATTTTGATAATCTAATTACTCAACATTTCATAGCCGAATTTAAGAAGAAGCATGGTATTGATATTTCAGAAAATAAAAGAGCTGTTAGACGTCTTCGAACTTCAGCTGAGAGAGCAAAGAGAACACTTTCTTCTGGTACAATGGCTACTGTTGAAATTGATAGTTTAGCCGAAGGTATTGATTTCTCTACTACATTCAGTCGTGCCAGATTTGAATCAATGTGTATGGAACTTTTCAATAAATGTATGGACCCTGTTGAAAGAGTACTTCAAGATTCTAAGATGAGTAAAAGTAGTATTCATGATGTTGTACTTGTTGGTGGTTCTACTCGAATCCCTAAAGTTCAAGAACTACTTTCTAACTATTTTAACGGTAAACAACTTTGCAAAAGTATTAACCCTGATGAAGCTGTAGCATATGGTGCTGCCGTTCAAGCTGCTATTCTTACTGGTAATACTGATGAAAGAACAAGCGAGTTACTTCTTCTTGATGTAACCCCGCTTTCTCTTGGTGTAGAAACAGCAGGTGGTATGATGACTAATCTAATTAATAGAGGTACAACTGTACCAACTAAAAAGACACAAACTTTTAGTACCGCGGCGGATAATCAACCAGGTGTTACTATTCAAGTATATGAAGGCGAGCGACCAATGACTCGTGATAATAACAAGCTTGGCGAATTCCAACTTTCAGGAATTCCTCCTATGCCACGTGGCACACCCCAAATTGAAATTACTTATGAAGTAAATGCGGATGGTATTCTTGAAGTCTCATCTGTAGAGAAGAGTTCTGGTAAATCTGAAAAGATTACTATTACCAATGAATCTAATCGTCTATCCCAAGAAGATGTAGATAAGATGGTGAAGGAAGCTGAAGAATTCAAAGAACAAGACGATATTCTTAAGAATAGAGTAGAGTCTAGAAATAAATTAGAATCTTATCTATTTTCTGTTCGTAACAGTATGTTATCTGATGAAAAGATGAAGAAATCACTTGGAGATGATTTAGAAACTGTTGACAAGACAAGTCAAGAAGGTATTGATTGGTTAGAATCTGAAGAAGATGCATCTCGTACTAAGGAAGATTACGATACCAAACATCAAGAAGTTGAAGGCGTTCTTATGCCACTAGTTCAAAAAGCATATCAATCTAGTATGCCAGCAGGTATGCCAGAGGGTATGCCAGAGGGTATGCCAGGAGGTATGCCAGAGGGTATGCCAGAGGGTTTTGGAAATCCTACTGATTCAGGACCACAAGTTGAAGAAGTTGATTAAAGTTTAATATTCTTTTAAAATATGTTAAAATCTAATAATTATATAATTATCTGATTTTACCATATATTATGTTAAAAAATTGATTTAAAATAAAGTTTTGATTTACCATATATATTGCAATGAGTTATAGTTTAGAAAAATACAATTGTCAGTTATGTGATAAGAAATCAAATCAAAAATCACATCATGAAACTCACATTAAGAGTGAACATCATAAAGATAAAGTTGAAATCCTCAGATTGAAATTAGATAATAACTCTATAAAAAAGTTAAAAACAAAATATGGATATTCGGAATTATCTAAAATTGTGGAAATGATGAGTGGAATGGAATCAACTTATAAATTAAAATTACAAAAAAAATCAAATAAAGTTGTTTATAAATTAACTAAAGATGAACTTGACCAGAATAAAGAATATGAAGAATTCAAAAATAAATTTAAGAATAAATTAAAATCTTGGCATAATCTACTCAGTGGATCGGGTGTAACAGGAGATCCGGCACTTGATGATATTATTCATATTATCATGCTATGTTATTTAGAAGAAAAAAAGGAAACATTTAGTCTTTTAGATAAAAATAGTTATCCAATAGTAAAAGTTCAGAGATTAGAAAAATATTTTGAGTGTTTATCAATAGATTATATTCTAAAAAATCAAAGTAATTTATGTAAATCTAAAAATACAAGTGACGGAAAATCTATTATGGAAAAAATAGGAGAAGTATTATCAAATCATAATATATTTGCGAAAATTATCAAAGATACTAATTTTATAAATTGTAAGAAAAATAACGTTTTATATGAACTGATTACCAATATAAATAATTTTTGTGTTGAAAACAATATTTTTCAATACTCTGATATTATCGGTATAGCTTATGAATTTTGGGCAAATGAGTATAAGGGGTCAGGTGGAAAAGAACTAGGAAACTTTTTTACTGAAAGAATATTAATGCGGATGTGTTTTGAGCTAATTGAATCAGATGATATTAAGGAAATGAAAATAGATAATAATTCTACAATAGGTGATGAATTCTGTGGAACATTCGGATTCCCTTTATATTTAAAATTATTTTTGAAAAATAAATATAATATCGATATAAAAAATAACAATATTTATGGAATAGAATTTGAAGACAGAGCTTCCAAATTAGCTATTTTAAATGCAATGTTTTCACTTGGTACTGTTGATAATATTAAAAGAGGTGATAGTTTTATTACCAATGTTAATCCACATTTAGATCTAAGTGTTCACAATGTCCCTTTTGGAAAACGGATGAAAGTTAAACACATTGAAAATAATTATAATGATTATAAAGCTAATAATAATATACCAGATTTCCATGATATAATTCCAGTTGAGGCAAATAAAGATGCTATACTCGCATCTCAAATGGTAATTTATAAAACTTCAAAAATGGGACTATGTATTATCAAGGACGGCGAAGAAGCAACTGGTACAACCAAAAGTTTAGTAGACTATCGAAAATACATTTGTGATAGTGTCAATGTTAAGAAGATATTAAAAATTCCGTCTGGTGCTTTTTCATGTACAGGAACAAAAACATTATGCTTTTATTTTGTAAAGGATGGAACTAAAACAGATAACATCCAATTCTTAGAACTAGATGAAATGGGAACTGTTATTAAAGAAATATGCAATGTATCATATGAAGATTTGGAACATAATAATTATTTATGGTGTTCTAGTTTTTATATAGTTGATGAAGAATTGGAAAAAATGAAAACTAAATCAATATGTGAATGGAAAAAATTAGGAGAAGTTTGTGAAATTGCAAATGGTAATTTTAATTCAAATGATATGGATAATAATGGAAACATTCCATTTTATACCTGTGTATCTAATAATCCAGTTGGGTTCCATAGTAAAAAAACATTTGATTACGAAAAATATATTTTATTAATTACTGCAGGAGGTTCGCAAAAGAACTTGACTGGAGATAATGTTGGTCTAGGTAAATGTTATTTAGTAGATGGGGAAACTGCATGTAGGTCTGGTGTAAAAGCATTAATTATAAAATACCAACAGTTAAGATA